TCAATACCATCCTCAGATTTCAAGTATGAACCTACTACATGGTATGGGTCTTCACCAAAAGGAACAACTAGCATTCTCTTTTTATTTGATGGTGTATTAAAGTATACATCCTTCTGCTTGTTTCTAAAAGATAACAATCCTTTTTTAAAGAATACCTTTACTTGTGAAGTGTGAGTCAACTCAGGGTCAGATAATACCTCTAAAAAATTATAAGGTTGGTTCCTTGCATAAACAAGTATATCTCTTTTTAGTTCTGCTGTTGAAATTGTATCGGGGTCAACACCAAATAATACTCTTGATACCATCTCAAGTTGTGACATGGATAGTTCTCTTGCTTGTATCAAAGCATCTACCTCTATATTTAATTCCTCTATATCTTCTTGAGCATCCTTCTCATCATCCACCTCTTCAAATACCACATCTCTTTGTGGATGTAGATATAAAAATTCCTGCAATACAGGATTAGTAGAAGCTACTGTTAAGAAACCATCCTCAAATACTATTGGTTCAAGTATTACATTCCCATCCTGCTCATCCTCGAAAGGAGTTTTTTGATTAGCAGCATAGCGTAATGCTCGATTGGTATTTGTTTTTGGGTCGAAGTAAAGTAAAGCGGAACGTCTAGTGTGACGAGTGGGTAGCATATAAGATAAAGGTGCTACATCATTTTTTAATTTGTAATGTTTAGTTACAAGGGTCTTGTTGTTTTTCATTTGATTAGATTTAAAATTAAAAAAAAAGGGAGGGAATTAACCCTCCCTAATATATATTCTTAGTCTTTAAAGATAAAGAAGTTGTTCGCTCCAAGAGTACAAACTGCTCTCTCAGATAGGAAGTTAACTTCCATTGCATCTAAGTCAGAAGTTCTTGCACCTCCGGCTGAACCTGTAATCCAAGTTTTATATCGTCTGTCTTCTGTTTCAGAAGCTCTGTAACGTACATGTAAGAAAGGACGCTTTGCATTCTTTCCAAGGATTTGGTCATATACAGATGTTGAACCTGCAGGAACTAATAGTCCATTGATTCCTACACCTGCTCCGTCAATACCACCTCTCATTGTTGGGTCATTCAAGTATTTCCAATCTGTCTTGTAGAAGTCATATCCTCTTCTGAATCCTGAGAATCCTAAGTTAAGAGCCATCTCTTCGTCATTGTCAAATAGTCCGTAAGACGTACCACCTGCTCCGTAAGAGTTTTGTGCTGCTAACATATCATCTACATCAAATCCAAACTGACGATTCAAGAAGATAACATTCTCTTCGATTGCACCTTGCTTGTCTAATCTTTGGATAATAGAATCGAAATCACCTAGAGTTTGTGGACTACCACCACCCCAAACATTTCCTCTGTTCTCTACAACGTGGAAGATACCTTCTGAACCTGTAGTTGCACCACCAAATAAAGCTGATGCAGGAGTAGCACCAACTGCAGGAGAAGCAGGAACTGCTTCAAGCATTGCTGTTTCTAAGTAATCCTCAAAACGTAGTCTTGTCTCATGCTCAGATTTTAAATACCATAGGTATCCGTTTGCTCCATTTTCAGTTGATACTTCAACCCATCCGATTTGTGCCATATCAGAACCTGATACTGCATACTTATCTTTGATGATGATTGGTTTGTTGTCAAAGAATACATCTTCAGCTTCTAAGCTTCCAACCATTCCATTTGTTCCTTTTCCAAATTCAGAACCATATACAAATAGTGTGATGTTAGCCGTACCACCTGCCCATGGCTGACCGCCTGACTCGTAGTAACTAATTGTAACTTGACCATTCGCTGTACCACCTGTGTCAGGAACTGCTGTAATCAATCCTTTTACAGATTGGTTTCCTGCTTGATTAACAAGCATTACAGTTTGACCTGCACGTAATGCGATTCCTGTTACGTTAGCATCATTAACAGTGTAAGTGTTAAATAACACATTCGCTGCACCTGCTGCTGCTGTCATGGATGTATACTTCGTGTGTAATCTTCCTTGCTCTGCCCATTTGATAAGGTCAGAGTTAGATGGCATCTCTGCTCCTACTAAACGTAAGAAAGATGCTACTGTTCTGTTACCATATCTTTCAAATTCCTTCTCATAAGTATCAGGTAGATACTGATTCAAGAAATCAAAGTTGGTAATATAGTTGGACGCTAATGCGACCTGTTCTGCTGAGGGTTGTAAATCAAACCCCGGTACTGCTTGTACTGCCATTTTTTTTAAGTTTTAATTTTTAAATTTTCTTTATACTTCTAATTTTTAGTCCACGACCTGAGTCAGGATTGACGGACCTAATCTTCATTCCCCCTTTCGTTGTAGTCTCCGGTGCTTTGCGTGTTGTCATACTGACGTTTTTTTGCTTACGCATTACATCATCCACTGCTGTAGCTTGCCCTTGTTCATAAAAGAACTTGGCAAACTTGTCAGGGTTCATTGCAATAGATAAAGCTCTATGGTATCCTGCCGCATCATTAATTAAACCCTTGTCATCCAAATATTTATTATAAAAATTTGAAAGGTCATTCTGAGTTTTCTTTAACTCTGCTGCATCTCCCGGAGAATATGTAATATTTTTACCATCTAAAGTGAACTCAAAACCTTTGAACTCTGTGTTAAAAACTTCATTGGTTTTTTTCTCAAACCATTCATTCTTACGTTTGTTCTCCTCGCGATACGATTTCGCATCATCTAAATACTGCCTATACTCTTCTTGTTGCTTCTTCGCTTCTGCAGACATCCCAACCGTACTTGACTCAAGAGGTTGTTTATACGTCTCCTTCTGCTCAGTAAAAAACTTTCGAGCTTTAGCAATTTCTTTTTTCTTTGATAGCCTTTGCTTTCTTATAAACTTATCTTCATCAATGTCTTCATCATATGAAAACTCGTCTATCATATCTTTTACGTCATCACGGTCTACACCATCTTCTGTACTTAGATAATACTCAGCTAACAAACTGTCGTCTTCCATTGAATCAAAGTCTCTTTGTAACTTAACATAATCTTCAATGCCACGACCTGTATCTTTTTTATACTTAAAGTAAGAGGCTACATCTTCCGGTAATTCTTCTGATGCCTCACGCTCTGCCATCAACTCATCAAATGAGTTAATATCTTTTCCGTATCTTTTCCCAATATATGAAAGAACTTCTTCATCCGTTAAGGATGATTCTGTTTGTTGTTCCTCTGTTGGAGTTGTTTCTTCTGTAGTAGCTTCAACATTTGCTACCTCCTCCTTATCTGCCGAATCTTCAAATTGTTCTTCGTGCTTTTCAAGTAATTCTTTTTCTACTTCTTGTACGCTTTTACTGTCCGTACTGTCTAATGCTTTTACTTTTATTTCCATTTGATTTAATTTTGTTACAAAGTTACACAAAAAATACTACAATTTTTTAGCTACCTTGGATTGAACTCTGCGAAGTCAAATCCATCTAAGCTATCCTCATTAGATTCAAACTTTTGAGGTGGTAGATTATTTTGTCTTTGATTGATTAATTTTGATTGTTGATTATTCTGCTGAGTTATTCTTTCAGACTTAGCTTTTTCTCTTTCAGTCTCTCTTTTCTGTAATGCATTTTCACTTGTATCACGAAGACCCATATTATAATTAAACTCTTCAGCCATAAGTTCACGCTTTAACTGAGCTTCCGCTTGCATCTTTTGAATTTCCATTTGAATCTCAGCCTGTTTTATTTTCATCTTAGATTGAGTTTCCATTTCAATTCTTTGCATTTCAGTTTGAGATTTCATCTGCTGTACTTTCATTTGCTGTTGTGCCTGCATCTGCTGTTGCATCATAGCCATCTTATCGTCATGGTCTTGCTTCTGAGTACGCTTCATCTTTAATAATTGAGTCGCAAGTTTTATATTCTTTACTTCTCTAATGTCAATAGCGTCTTCAAGGTTAATATCCTTTTGTGATAAAGCCATTTGAATATTTTGTTCAAGCATAGCTTTCTGCTCTTCATCCGGACTTACCTCTATAAAAATACCAAAGTCATATATATATAACTCCCTTATCTCATTTAATAACGAAACATTATACTTTCCTATTTGGTTAGTAAACTCTTCTGCAAAATTAGAATACTCTAATAAGTCAGCTACTCTATATGTCAATCCTTCAGATAAAGTTCTCATTAAATATAGGCTTCCATTTAAGATATGACGTGTAGCTGTATTAGAATTTAATGCTGCTAACTTCTGAACTCCTACTAATGATGCAGGATTTGGAGTAGAGCCATCTCTTGCTTCATTAAGTCCTGTTACATCTCTAATCATATTTAAGTAATGATTATAGTTGTTAACTAACATTTGTAACTTGGATGCACCTGAGTTAGTATTTAATTCTTTAATCGGAACTCTTGCTTGATTAAACTCACCATCTTGTGTATAGCTTCTACCTATTACACTACCTGTTTGAAAGTATAACCTCAAAGCATCTTCAGGATTGTAGGCGTTACCTGTACCTAAGTCTACTTCATTTAATCCATCAGCATCTATGAACACACCATCCGGTACTACTCGTGATAAAACTTGTTGCAATTTTAAATGAGTAATCTGAATTAAATCTGCAAACGGAATCATTCTTCTCACAAGAGATTCAATGTTTCCTTTATACATTCTTGGAGCTACTCCTACGTAGTTAGGTAAAGCATGTTGACTTGCTGACTTAGGACGAACCATATTACGAGCTAACTCCCATTTTAATATAGTGTTAGTTCCCATAACCATAATACCATCATACCACACATCAATAGTCTTTTCTATCTTCTCGAAGTTTCCTTCCTTCATCATTTCTTCCGGTGGATTAAACGTATCGTCTTTCTCAATAACTCTACTTCCTCCTCCATCTAACAATTTCTTTTTGTATACAGTCTTTTGTGTAGTCTTATAGTTAAAGTATAGTAAGGTACACGTATCTTTATAGAACAAGCTATTCTCATAGAACTGAGCTACATTATAATAGTTGTACCAATTCTGACTATACTGACTAATCTTTTCTAAATCATCATTAGTTAAGTCCGGGTCTATCTTTAGTAACTCTGTTATAGCTACAGTTTTAATCTCTCCCCAATAGAAACAATCTTTAAAGTGAGGGTCTTCAGTATAACTATATACAACATTAGCAGGGTCTACATAAGATATTTGAATACCTGTTCCTATTAAGAACTCATGCTTCAACATTGAAACACCAAGCACCATTAAGTCATAGTCACATCTTTTACGAATATCATTATAGTGATTAGATTCAAGTACAGTACTAATAGCTTCTTCCTCTGCTATCTCAATAGCCGGCTTGTAGTTAAGTTGCATATACAATGCTAACTCTTCATCTGTACTTGGCAAATCTTCTTCAGGCATTACAAAAGAATCTATACCTGACTTCTCTCTAGTCAGTTGAATTAACTCCTTACCTACCATTTGCTTTTCAATCATGTCTTGATACTTACTTCTCTTTGCTTGTGACATTGCATCTTGTGCATATGCATTTACTTTAAAAAGTCTATCAGACATTCCATTAACAACTATATCAACGAACTTAGGAATAATAGGAACAGGAGTCCAATCTAAATTAAGATATGACAAGTCACCATCAATAGCTAATTCATTTTTGTATTTACCTATTGATTGTTCTCCTCGTGCATATAATCTTAGTCTATTAAAGTTAGCCATCTGATTATAAAACCTACATTGGTTCCCATCTTTTCTAAACCACTCATACTGAATAGCTTGACCTATCTGTAGTCCATATTCATCTGTTGCTTTTTCGGCATCCGATACAAACTGATTTGGAAACCCTACGTCATTTATATTTATCTTAACTTCTTTCATCTATCTTATTAATTCACTATATGTTCCTTTGTTCCTATACCTTGCAAAGTTAACGCTTATTTTTGATTCTTTTTTTTCAGGTTGATATAAGTGTTTTTGTATAGCCATAATTGCTAATCCCGAACTAATAGTCGCATCATACTTTGTACGATTATTAATATCAAACTTTGCCCAATCTTCTAATGTCCTTGTAAATATCATTGACCCCATTTCATCTGAGGGTCTATAAGTTCCTTCTATATCTAACCCTACATACTTTTCAATGTAAGACTCAACTGCGGATGCGTGAGACTGCTTAACATCTTCAGAACTATTAGGTATACCACCTAGTTCTCTTTCGGTCTTAGAAAGCTTGTTATACACCTTATCAGGTCTGTTCATTGAGAACCCTCTATACCCTCTATTCTTAAAATGATATAATAGCCTTGGCTTGTTATTCTCTGCAAGTATAGGCATGCCATAAAAAACACAAGCCATTAATACTTCTTCAAAGAATATCTCAGCCGTTTGTGGTCTTGCAACATACTGTAAGAAAAATTCATTGCTTGGAGCATTGTCCATATTGAATTTAGTTACACCATGCAACGCTCCATTAGAACCACCCCCACCTACTACACCTGATATGTCATAAGAGTCACAACCAAATGCACCTATGTGTTCATTGCCGGGATATTTAATTCCGTTTTTTATTATGATTTTATTCTGCATTACTTTCTCAGGTGTCCAACTTACAATAAACCTACCTCTCTTGTCAGGACTAAATACAACTTGAGTATCTTTCTCTCCATTCAACCAATGGAATGAACCTCTTGTTGAATGTTGTTCTTTTATTAGAGCATCATTGTAATCTATTTGTTGATATATCTTTGTAAGATTAAATAAAGACGCCTTGCTTTCATCTCTAAATGCGTGTGACTCAGTACGAGGAAACTGTCGGTAAAATTCATTCAATGCATCAGGGTCTCCCTTTAATGATTGAACTTCATTCTCCCAATAGTCTATTGCACCAAAGTCAATCATCTCATCATCTACTCCTCTGATATTTTTCTTTGGAGTTCTAAATACAGGGAAGCCATACCTATCTATAAAGCCCTCCATGTTCCACTCCATAGGAATAAACAAAGAATACATACCACTCTTTGTCATGCCATTGGAGTTCCTTTTCATTACATTGGAACTTTCGTATAATTTTTTAAAGTTACTTCCTCCTTTACTTAATGCATTGGATGTTGACCCCATCATGCACTTACCAATTATCTTACTACCCAAACGTAAACAAGTTTTAGTTACCCTCCAATTATTTAATATATCATTTGGCTTTAACCACTTACCACTCTCATCATGTACAAGTAATAATAACTTCTCTCCATCATAAGAGTTGTCATCTGTATTCTTCCAATCTATTGTAGTATCTAAACCTTCCATCTCCTCGTTGCCTACTTCATGCATATTCTTTTTAGTAATCTTAGAAGCAGGAACTCGGTAAGCTAACTCTGTCTTTGGTCTGTCCATACCATCTTGAATAGGTTTAAAAAAGAATGGTAGGTGTTGTGATATTGGAACTACCTTATCGGTAAACATTTTCTTTGCATCCGAACCTGTCTTAGATAATATCCCTACCCTTGAATCTCGTGCCATGGTTGCAGTGTTAACTGCTTCGGCTGAACCCATGAATGAAAATCCTGAACGTCTTATCTTTAGATACACCATGCCAAAACATCTCTTGTCGGCTTTACACGCTTCCCAATATATAAAGAATATTCTATTAGCTTCTCGGTAATCCGGATAACCTATGTCAATCTTAGTCCACTGTAAATACATATAGTGTGCGCCTGTTATATAAGTAGCCTTTCCCTTGTTATTAAACCAATGACCATAATCTCTACTATCAAACTCTTTCTCAATATAATCTACCCACGTATCTTTAAATTCTCGTGGCATATCATTCCATTGGAATATACTGTTTATTCTTTCTAATGATTTTGGATATTCTTGTCTTTCCCAATAATCATTTTCACTTTTAGGAAGTTGTTGAGGTGCTAAAGGTAAAGCTATATATAGTCCACTAATACAAACCACATCACCTATCTGTCCTGTTCGTGATATAACAATTACTTCAAAATCTTTATTATATCCATATACCCAAGACTTCCTCTTGTTATTTTTTTTAACATGAGACGCAGGTATGTAATCTTTAATTACCGTATATAAACTATTTAGACCTTCTTTCTGCAAATCCTTGTTTTGTATCTGTTTTACTTTTTCCTTTACCCTCGTAATCTAATCTTTCTTTCTCTTCATCTATACGTTTTAATATATCAAACGCATCTATGATAGCTAGTTTCTTTGTAGCTGCAGCATTCTTTAATCTATCTGCGGCAAGTTCATCTTCAGGGTCAGGCTTTATTATTTCTTCCTGTGCTACTTTTATTAATTCTTTAACTGCTTTCTTCCCTGCTTCTATTATTTTTAATTTAAGTTGATTTGATTCCATTCTTAGTTTTTAATATCTTCTCTACTTGTTTAATAAAGAAATCTCTTTCTTCAAGACGTATCATTGCAATTTCTTTTATAAAGTTTTCTCTCTCTTTATGACACTGACTAAGAAATTGTTCTCTTTCTTTATGCCATGTCTCCCGTTCTTTTGTTGACCTTTCAGATATTTCCTCAATCTTTCTGAGCAACCAACGCTCCCGAGTAATAGCATACAGAACCCATATACCTAATACTCCATACTGTGTTAATATCTCAAACGTATCCATTACATTATAAATGTTATATTGTTAGTAAACATCCTATATAGGATTTCATCATCTACTCTAAACTCATATTCGCTTTCCGGTTGGAATGAAACCTCATCCCCCTCTTGCACGCCAAATACTTCTAACTCCTTATTAATATACTTAACCGTTCCCATTAACGGCTCTGTTACTCCTCTCTTTTTTAAGAAAGAATCTTTAACAGGTATAGGTTTAATAAAACAATTCCTTCCATGAGCGTTCCACTTACCATTCTTTTTATACATATAAAACTGCTCGTCTTCAATAAAGAATAAATCTTCCTTAAAAAAACTTCTACCACTTTGCCTTCTGCCTTTCATATCGTTATAAAACTTAAAGACATTGTGATGAACAAGTAGAACATCTCCTTTTTCTATCTCTCCTTTATAGTTTAAAGGTACAGATATTACTTCAGCTTCTCTATTAGATGCTGAAACATCTTCTTCTGAAGTGCTAGTAATAAACTCTAACCCTCCAATATCTTTAGTATTGTTATACCTCTTCCCCTTTATAGGACGAACTATAAACCTGTCAGGTGATTGCATTTAATTTTATTTAATTATAATTGCAGTGGTTGTTATACCACTGACTAACCCCAATCCAAACCAAAATAACTTTCGGTCATAAAATTTTTTTTCATCTTTTATTACAACATTACCCAAGCCTGTAGTTTTAATGTAAGGGTTTGAATGTTCAACACTTACAATAGGTAATGGCTTTTTAAATATTCCTTGTGATTTAATCCCAACACTTACATTAGTTTGATTAAATATGTTTAAGCTATCTAACACTACACCAAATGGTTTGATGTGTCCACCTATATTAAAAAACTCTCTTGATATTTTAAACTTCTTTGGAATTGTTAAGTCAGCTATATGTTGATTACTATCTACATACACTGTGTCATGCTGTGTAATAAGGCTATCTTTTATAAAAGGAATAAACACACTGTCAAGTTTCGTTACTGTACGTACACGCACTTGGCTTTGTAGATGTTTTAAATCAACATAGGCTACCAATCCATTGTTGATAGCCTGTTTTTGAGTTAATATCACTTGCTCTTGTTGAGCAATTAACTTACCGTTATTATCTTGTATAAGTTTAAACTCCTGTTCGTGTAGCTGAAATTTACTTATTTGCTTTTCGTAGTCTTTGAGTTTATTATAACTTCTTATTGCAGAGCATCCACTCATGCACAACAAGATAATTAATATCGCTATTATTATATTGCGTATAGTAAGTATGTCATCTTTATTTTTCTTCATCTTTAGGAAGAGCAATTAAAGAATCTTTTGAGCGTAAGAATAACAGTGATACTGCTAGCCATCCACTCATGTCTTTGCTGTCAGCTTTACCTGTGTAAATCATTACTAGGCAAAACGCCATGATTAACAACCCAATAATAGTTGTTACATAATTTGATACTATTCGTGTTTTCATAATTAAAAGTTTATGTTATACTCTATTGAAATAGGAATTTGGGAAGTAAACTCTTTCCATAAAACTACTTCATTGGATTTTATAATCCAAATCTTAAATGATTTTTTCATCTCATCAAACTGAATAAGATGTATTGTGTAACTTCCATTGAGAACATCTTGCCCTACCAAGTAGTGCATAGCTCCCGATTTGTAGTCAGGTCCAACAGAAATCTTTCTAATATCCATTATTGTTTTATCATTAGGATACCTGCAACATTTAATGGAGCTACTGCGGTACCGTCAGTCTGATAAACATCTCCTGTTGTAAGAGCTGCTGCTGCCGCTTCATTTGCAAAGGCTTGAAGCGAAGGAAGTTTTAAAGCATTAGTCCCATTACCTTTTAGGTATGTTCCCGCTCCCACAAAAGTAGCAGCCTCAACTGCACCCCCCGTGGAAGCTATAGCGGCAGTACATCCAATTCCCCCCGTTATAGTAACTGTCCCTGTACGAGTAATGTTTCCTGTACCTGTAAAGTCTCCTGTTAAAACTATATTATTAGTTGCAGTATTCCCTGCCGTAAGTACATCAGCTAAAGGTATTGCTGTAGGACTTACTGTTGTCCACTCTAAAGCATTCGCTGCTGACTTAGCAAGATATTGTCCTGCGGCTCCTGTTGCGGCTGCCGTATCTTGTATATCCGTTGGAATAGCTAATGGAGTAGTGATAGAAGTAGTTCCTGTTACAGTAACTCCTGAGATAGCAACCGTAGCTGTTAGGTTGGTACAACTTATATCTCCTGTCAATACAATGTTATTGGTAGCAGTATTCCCTGCGGCTAACACTTCGGCTAATGTATTATCACCAACAGTTTCCCATGCTAAGGCATTCGCTGCAGACTTCTTTAATGTTTGTCCTGCCGTTCCTGTATTACCTGCAACATCTTGAATATCGGTAGCATTTAGTAATGGACCTTGAAAAAATGAACTAGCTTGATAACCTACTGCACTTATATTACCTGTGGCTGCAGTTATTCCCCCTGACATAACAATGCTTCCCACTCCGGGTGTTCCTCCATTTGTTAAAGTTATATTTCCTGTAAGATTAATGTCGTTTGTCGCAGTATTACCTGCAGTTAATACGTTCTGCAATGTGTCTGCACTACCTGCACCCCACTCAAGTGTGTTCGCTGCACTCTTTACAAGATGTTGTCCCGCTGTTCCGGTATTCCCATTGTTGTCTTTAATGTTTGTTGGAATAATATTTGTGCAAGTAATATCACCTGTAAGGATGATATTATTAGTAGCAGTATTTCCTGCTGTTAATACTTCTGATAATGTATCAGCAGGTGTTAATGCAACTACAGAACCAATTGTAAATGTTTTGGTTGCGTTGCTATCATTAATATCTGTACCTATAAGCAAGTCTCCATCTGCAGGAGCGATTGTAGGATAGGCTGTAGTGTTACTTATCTTTGACATATTATTTCTTTTCTGTCACCTCTCCTGTTTGTAAGTTAATAACAGAATCGGCTCCGTATTTACTAATTAGTTTAAGCTCTTCTTTGCTAAAGGATTCTTTTAGTTTGTCTATTTCCTGCAACATGCCGTGACGTTTCAACTCTAGTTCTCCCAAGGCTAACTTAGCTTGAGCAAATGAATTGTTTAATTCATTAACTCTTTGTAATTCTTCTGTATTTAATTTCATTGTATTAGATTTTATACAAAGATAACTAAATAAAATTATAGTAAATCACTTTCTAAAAGAAGGGTATATGTAAAACTATTTCCGTACAATCTTGAGGAGATATTACATAGTGCCATGAAATCATTGAACTCATATAGGGATTTAAAGACCTGACACCCTGCACTGTATTTGTCTACATGTTCTTTCTCATGATAAGGATGTGAACGGTGAATATTTATACCAAACATGCCCCACTCTTTTGTTACATCATCAAAGTCAAGTATTTGGTCTTTGTTATCATCACGATATACTTCTACGTTTGCAAGTCTCTGACACAATGCTTCGTATCTTGTAGTGCCATGACCATCAATCTTGTATGTACTTCTATACTGATTAGGTACAAGTAGTGCCGTACCTTTCTTATTCATTGGATGTTCTAACCAATATAATCCCGCATCTGTGGTAATTTGAAATTCATCAATCACCCAACTATCAAACTTCTTGTATATAACAAGCATGTAGTCATCAAAGTTATTAGCTTCTTTGATAGGACTTCTTACTCCTATTATATTTAAGTTGTAGTTTCCTTTGGTGAAGAATGCATATTTTTTTTCTGCAAACACTTCTTGTACCTTAGCTAAGGTAATCTTATCTATTAGATTCATATTTTATTTAAGTTCGTAAAGTCTTTCTTCCATTTTCTCCATTCGAGACTTAATTTCTGTTATCTCGTCTTTTATGTATTGCATATCAGCGTTCATTTTTAAAACGGCTTCTCTTACAATCTCATCATTTTTTTGTTTGGGGAGAGTCTTTGCTTCTTCTATCTGTGCATCTAGGTGATACCATACGCCTGCAATAAAAAAAACAGTAGTTACTAAAGTTATAAGGTTTCCAATAGTAAATGTTAGTTTTGTTTTTTCTGATAGAATCATGACATAAAAAGTTGTCTATTAATTAATTGTCACAAATATACAAAAAAAAATTATGGCTCATTACTTTGCCATGGTTCTTCACGAGTAAGTGTTAGTATCTCTTCATAGGTGTATATTCCATCCGGAATAATTGTGCCATCTTCAATAAAGGTAGGTTCATTATTCCAACTAAGTATAAACTGAGTAGACGGTATATTTTTTCTAACAGTGTCGGCATTTGTTTGTCCCACTTGAGAAAAATCTACCTCTCCAATATCTTGAATAGGAATAGTAGCGTATGTTTTATATATTGTCTTTAAACTCATTTTATTTTATTAAGGTGCGTCTTGTATAAATGAAGCTCCATTATATAGTGTTGAATCTAAACTTCCTGCTTCATCTGTGATTAATGTTCCTGTACATGGAGCGGAAGTACAGTTATTATCACCATTACGATAATAATGCACAAGGTCGGCTGTTCCTGTAAGGTCAGTAGGAGTTCCTCCATTATATATATCACTTACTTCAGTAGCACTTAATGTTTTTGTAAACATAGATACCTCATCAATTTGACCATCAAAAAATCTTTGATAAGAACCTGCACCTGCCGGGTTCCACTTTCTACCCATTTCAAATGGAGTTCCACTTGTTGTATTTAAAACAGAAGCAGGATTAAAATTTAATCCGGAAGTCAACTGTATTCCATCTTTATATAGTTTAGGTCTTTGATTAGCTGTTCCTATTGTACCATCATAAGTTCCTACAAAATGATACCATGTGCCTGCAACAATAGTAAAGTTACCTGAATCTCTTATGGCTACATTTCCATTTAATCCAAAGTCACACCTTTGATTATTAAAGAATTGAAAAGAAAATTGTCTGTTGCTTGCAGTAGACGTATTCCCCCACATTATAATAGGAGCCTGCCATCCAAGAGCAACATTATCAAACTTAATCCAAAAACTCCATGAAGCGTTTTGCAAACCATTAAAAGTTGTCATTGCTGCAGTAGCAGCATATTGAGTTACTCCGTCAAACTGAGCAGACCATTCATTAGTGAAAGCTCCGCCACCACCACCACCAACAGCAGGACCACCACCTGTAATGGCGTTACCTATCATATTGGCTAGTCCTTGTCCTACCATAATGCTAGAATAGAAGCGGCTGTAGTATTTGTCTTGAAAACTTTTAATACATTCACAGGCATAAACTGTCCTGCATTTAATCCTACAAAAAGAATCTTAGTGTCACCACCTGCAGTATCTACCTCAACATTTGTACCACCGGCTACATCACCTATGTATAGGCAACATCCGTTCTGTGGATTGTCCACCTGTGAAAAGATTCTGTATGGTAGTCCTGTATTAAAAAGAGTACCTGCACCTGTAGTTGAGTCCTCTACTTCAAGAGTAGTATCATTAACTACTTCTTTTACTTTAGCTGCTACCGACCAATTACTTGTCCCACCTGTTGATGCATATATAATATCACCTACCTTTATCTTATCATCTAAGAATGTAGCGTTAGCATCAATTAGTTGATTGGCTGCTCTACCATCTGCGGTAGTAGCACCATCCGCAGCTACTGCTGCAGGGTTAGGAATATTAATATCATCTGCAGGTACTACCTGTAATACTCTGCCGGCTTGTAATTTTTGATATGCCATGATTAGTCTTGTCTTTTGTAACTATATTTTGTTCTAGTTTTTCTAGGACCTTGTTTTCTAGTTGTTTTAGTTAAAGACTTACGTGTTCCCGTAATAGTCTTTGTGGTGTGTCTTGCTGCTCTCTTTTTTGTGCCATCCTCTCTGAAAGTTTTTTTACTTGGTGCTACTCTTTTTCTTTTTTCAGAAACAAATTTTACACCTTTAAAAGTTTCTTTTCCTTTCGTTTTAACACCCATTCCTTTGGTTTTGTATCGGGTTACTCGAGTGCCGTCTTTTTTATAGCGAGTTACATCTTTTGATTTTATCAAGTCTTTTCTTCCTCCTGCAAGACTTTTATTTTTTGATTTAACAACTTCTTTTTTAATTTTACCGTCTTTACCACGAACAGTTTTTACTTTTTCAGTAAGGATATAACCTTCTCCTCCTGTACCATATTTACCTCTGTTCTTAACGGCTGAACCTGAATGTCTATTTCCTCCTCCTGAACGATTTTCTATTCCTGAAGTAATGACTCTTTTGCTTCTAGTTACTCTTTTCTTCTTTCGTTTCTTGCCATCTCCCGGAAGTGGAGTGGCTGCTAATGGTTGACTTATTCTATATGCCATGATTTTTATTTTTTATTTATTATTTTTTATTTATTTCTTGTACGTACTCGATAATTCGTCATTGCACTTTCATATGCTTTCCAATCCGTATTCTTTGTTAAATGACCTTTAGAATCTTCACTAATAGATTTATAATCTTTTATGTTAGGTTTCTTTGGTGTAGGACCGGTAGGACGGAGTAAGGTGTTACGGGATTTCTTTCTCTTTCCATTACCGTTGCCATTAGCTTTTGCCTTGGCAGCTTTTCTCATTGCAACTGTCTTCATTTCTTATACGGGATTATTCTGTTTAACGTATCACGCCTTTTACCACAACCACAGTCTTCAACTCCGGCAGCTTTAGTTACTTTCTCGACAACTTTCTTTATTCCTGTCTTCGCAGTAAACTTCTCTAATGAATCTCCGAAACCTCTTGACTTGTTTGTGTGCATGATTATTTTCTTTTACATCCAAAGTTATTAGCGTAGTTTGCCATAGCAACAACTTCTTTTGAATACTTGTCTGTCTTCTTCATTACTGCTGAAGCTGCACTACACGCATCCTTGAATCCATTGTTCTTAGCCCACTTGGTGAACTTACCTTGGTCAGCTTTCTTTACTGCAGGAAATTTAGTTCTACCTTTCTTAGCCATTACTTCTTGATTAAACCTGATAAATGTTTCTTTACATAGTTCACACACTCAGGATGCTTATGACGATAAGACATTCCTTTGTCTGCTCCATAAGAGTGACCGTACATTTTTTTAGACATAGCTTTACTTTCGTCTCTTCTGTCTTTCATTGATTGACTGTGTGCGCCTTTGTGTCTTCCACCTATTGACTCATCAAGTCTTGCGTTATAACCTTGCTTTTTCATTTTAAAATATTTTTGTTTGAACAAAGATAATGATATTTTTTTATATGCTTTCGATTGAAGCAAAGCGACTCATAAACTTCTTACGTTTATCAGAGTATTTATTTCTTCTCGGTCTGTTAGACATTTTGTTTTTATACATGCTATAAAGTTTTTCAGCTTCAGGAGAAATAGATTTTCTTTTATTCTCTTTCTCTTTATTTTCTTCCTTAACTTTTTCAGTAGCAGTTGTCTTTAATTTTTTATCTTCAGCTCTCCAATCAAAGTCTTTGTACTTTTCTTTTTTCTTTTTTTCTTTATCAGACATAATTAAAATATTGGCGTGTGTGAGTGTATCATAGCATTCATCCTCTCTCTATTAAGAAAGGATATGAATGCGTGGATTTGGTTTAGCTTCTTTATCATTAATAACTATATTTAGTCTTAACTCTTACATTACCTTTTTTGTCAGTTATTTTTTTAGATTTATAAGTAGAATACTTTCCTCCTCTTTTCTTTCTAGTTTCAATAAGCTTACCACTTCTTCTTTCTACTGACTTAACTTTACTACCATCCTTGTCTGTATATTTAACAACAGTTCTTTTTTTCTTTGGTTTTGTTCTTGTAGCTAAAGTCTTAGGACCTTTAGATTCTATTTTTGTTGCACGACGAGTTGGCATCTTAGGAGCATTC